GAATGGATCAATGAATGAAAGACTACATCTTCTTTATCTTTGGAGCCTTGTTTGGAAGATTGTCTGATCGGGCATTCGAAAAGGTTTCTGATGATTACCTTCTACTCCAAGAGCAGAGGATCGACGACGAGATTGAAGACCGTATGTTTGATCTAGGTATGACCAAGATCACTATCTTCCATGTCAATGAAGGCCCTATCCACCGTGATAGTATCCCAGATGATGAGGATGTCCCTGATCGGTGTGAATGGTTCTTGGAAGTAAAATGCCTTGTGAACGATGAGACTGACCTGTCGGATACTGCCTTGTGGTTTGCTAACTTCAATGAGGCTTATGATATTGTCAACCACTTCTACAAGAGCGTAGAACCAAAGGTGATCTTCGTATGACAGGTAAAACAGCAGTAGTATTTTCTTGTGCCCACACTGACCCTTCTGTAGGTAATGAGAGGTTTACTTGGTTGGGTGAGTTCTTGTACGATCTTAAGCCCGACTATGTAGTTGACTTGGGGGATGGTGCTGATATGCGATCCCTTAACACCTATGACACCCGATACCCTCAAGCTATTGTATCTCAATCCTACCAAGCAGATATTGAACACTACAATGATGCGATGGAACGTATGCGCTGGAAGATACGTCATAACAAACGTAAGCAACCTGCATATATTGGGTTTGAAGGCAATCATGAGAATCGGATCAAGAAGGCCATAACACAAGACCCCCGACTAGAGGGTTCCAAGTATGGCATCTCGTTCAAACATCTACAAACTGACCATTGGTTCGATGAATACCATGAGTATCACAACTCAGCACCTGCTATCGCTGACTATGATGGTGTCTCTTATTCCCACTACTTTAGTTCTGGGAACTATGGTACAGCTACTTCTGGTATGCACCATGCCTACAGTGTGATTGCTAACCGTAACCACAGTTCTACTTGTGGTCATAGTCATAAGCGTAGTCTGTACTTCAAGGATTCTGCACATCCTCGTCCAATCATCGGTCTTGTAGCTGGTTGCTTTAAGGGGGCTGAAGAGTCTTGGGCGGGTCAGGCAAATAACGAATGGTGGAAGGGTGTTGTGATTAAGCGTGAACTTGAGAATGGTGTCTATGAGCCTGAGTTTGTATCTATGAAGCGTCTTGAGGAACTGTATGGGACGACGTAAGGAGGAAGTTTCTAATGTGCGCTCTACACAACTACAAGCACGGGCATAGAGGCTCTAGAGGTGGCAAGCCTTCTTTAGAGTACAGCTCTTGGTCTGGTGTCAAGAAAAGGGTTTTTAATCCAAAAGACAAACTCTACCCTTACTACGGGGGCAGGGGTATAGATATGGACCCCAACTGGCAAGACTTTTGTATCTTTTTGGCAGATGTTGGTCCAGCACCAGATGAAAAACACTCCTTGGAGAGGGTGGATAACTCGCTTGGTTACTGGAAACACAACGTAAAGTGGGCCACACGACAAGAGCAAGCTTGTAATAAGAGGTCAACCATTCGGGTCAATTGGTTGGGGCGAGAGACTTGTTTAAAAGAAGCCTGTGTTTCCTTCGGATGGGCCTATAAGACAGTGCATGGCTGGCGTAAAAAAGGCTACACGGATCAACAAATTAAAGAGAGGGCAGAAGTACTGTGGGCAAAAGATCAGACTTCCCAAAGATAGACAAGGACTTTTTTCCAACGACAGACCCTAGGGCAGTAGAGCCTCTGGTGCGATACATTCGTGGTGACACTTACGCAGAGCCTTGCTATGGCAATGGTGATCTGGAAGACCTGCTGATGGATGTAGCTGTATGCCAATGGCGTAGTGACATTAGGGAGACAGTTTCTAGTTCTAAAGTTATGGATGCTCTGTCCTTGACTAAAGAGCAACTAGAGGGTATCGACTTGATTGTTACCAACCCGCCCTTCACTAGAACTGTCCTGATGCCTATGTTAGACCACTTCATTACCTTGAAACCTACTTGGTTGCTGCTACCTGCTGATCTGATGCACAATGTCTACTTCGGTGAGGCTATGCGTAGGTGTTCTAAGGTTGTGTCCATAGGGAGACTGAAGTGGATCAAGGACAGTCCCCATGCCAGTGTAGATAACTTCTGCTGGTACTTCTGGCCGCAGCATTCCATCCAACAAGAAACCGTGTTCAAAGGAAGAAACAAATGATCAATCTGCAACCCCTACCCACTCCCGAGAAAAGCAGCACTGTTCTGCAAGCCACAATCTTTGCCCTTGTTCGTCAGGTCTTGACCATTGGGGGGACCGTTCTGGTAGCTAAGGGCTATCTTGAGGCTTCTGACGTTGAGCCTATCGTAGGTGTCATCCTGACACTGACTTCTGTGGTGTGGTCAATCATCGACAAACGTAATCGTTAAGCCTTTCTGTAGGAGAGTGGAATGACTACAAAACTTGAAGATGGTGTTGAGAGTGGTTGGAGTTACTTTGATTTGGTAGAACAGAAGACACCTACAGAAATGGTTAAAGAGTACGCTAAAGTAAGTGGTCAAGTTCCTGATAACTTCTTGTACCAAAGACTTATGGGAGAAGAGTTTGACGAGTGGGCCGACGAGACTACTACAAACGACCCTGCTGCTGAACTGAAAGAACTAGCAGACCTCTTGTATGTCATCTACGGCTATGCTAATGCTCGTGGGTGGGACGTAGAAGAAGCCCTAAAGCGTGTCCATGAGAACAACATGGGGCGTATGTACCAACCGGATGGAACCATTCAGCGTAGAGCAGATGGTAAGATCGAAAAGAACAAAGACTATCCAAAAGTATCCTTGGAGGACCTTGTAAAATGAAGTTCTTTATCCCCCTCTTGACCCTCCTCTTCATTGGGTTGAAACTGACAGGCTACATTGCTTGGTCTTGGTGGTGGGTGCTTAGCCCCTACTGGATTTCATTTACTGCGGCCTTTGTCATTGTCTTGGGTATGCATTACCTTACTAAAGCCTATGGCAAATGACAGTCCAAGAACTGATCAACAAGCTAGAAACCATCAAGGACAAGGCTGTACCTGTCGTGTTGGTGGCGTGGTCTATCCAGAACCCCCTATGCGCCAAGGCTGATGTAACTACAAATAGGATTGTGGTTCAAAACCACCGTGTTGCAATCATCACAGACTAGGAGTGTAGTGTGAAATACTGTACGGGAAGAGATTTGCATATACAAGTAAATGAGGTGGAGTCTAAGGCGTGGCACGATGACGATCTGTATGTTTTGATCTGCCTTAAGTGCGGTAAAAAAGATACAACTTTAGCTAGGCGACCTAGTGACACACTGATGTCTTGTCCCTCTCAATAACTAAAAGAACCTAAAGAAAGAAAAAAGAACAATGACTGGACCGATTATCCCCGTTGCTATCTGGGCTGATGAAGTTAAATATCGTCAAGAGGGTGAGACTTATGGGCAGAAATGCGCCCGAGTTGCTGAAGCCTTGACAGATGATAAAGATCACTATGTTAAATTCAATGAACTCTTGAAAGAACAACGTTTCCTTCCGGGTGGCCGTGTGCAGAGTGCAGCAGGTTCCTACCGTAAGGTGACTGCCTTCAACTGTTTCGTAATGCAGAAGGTTCCTGATAGCCTGCTTGGCATCATGGAAGTAGCTACAGAAGCAGCTAAGACTATGCAGATGGGTGGTGGCGTAGGTTACGACTTCTCAGGTATCCGCCCTAAAGGTGCCCGTATCAAGTCCCTTGGAAGCCAAGCATCTGGGCCTGTGTCCTTCATGGGGATCATGGATGCAATCTGCAAAACCATTGCTTCCGCAGGGCACCGTAGAGGGGCACAGATGGGTTGTCTTCGGGTTGATCACCCTGACATCATGGAGTTCATTACTGCTAAGGCCAATAGCAGCAGCCTTACACAGTTCAATATCTCTGTCTTGGTAACAGACAAGTTTATGGAAGCCGTTAAGACAGATGGGTCATTTGACCTAGTGTTTGAGGATAACGTGTTCGATACCGTCCGCGCCCGTAGTTTGTGGGATGCGATGTTGCGTGTGAACTGGGACTGGGCTGAACCGGGAGTTATCTTTATCGACCGCGTAAACGAGATGAACAATCTTTACTACATGGAAGACATCTCTGCGACCAACCCCTGTGGCGAACAGCCTCTTCCTCCTTATGGTGCTTGCTTGTTGGGCAGCTTCAACCTGACGAAGTATGTCTACCGTAATGGTGCAGGTTTTTCCTTCAACTGGCCTTTGTTGCAGCATGATGTTCCTTATGTTGTTCGTGCAATGGACAATGTGATTGATGAAACCATCTATCCGTTGCCACAACAAGAAGCAGAAGCCAAGAACAAGCGTCGTATGGGATTGGGTGTGACTGGACTTGGCAATGCCCTTGGTGCCCTCGACCTTCGCTACGGTTCTAAAGAAGCTACAGACTTCACCGAAAAAGTGTTGCAGGCTATCGCTAATTGGTGCTACATGGCTTCTGCTTCTATTGCTAGTGAGAAGGGTCCATTCCCTGCTTATGATGAAGAGAAGTACTTGAAGTCCAAGTTTGTGGAGAAGCTTGACCCTACAGTGAAGGCGATGATCCAGAAGTATGGTATCCGTAACTCCCACCTAACTTCTATCGCACCCACTGGGACGATTAGCCTAACTGCTAACAACGTTTCATCAGGACTTGAACCAGTCTTTTCTCTTGCGTATACTCGTACTATCCAAACTTCAGATGGCCCTAAGTATGAGAAGGTAGAAGACTACGCCTTCCGTGAGTGGGGTATTGAGTGTGTTACCGCAGATGAAATCTCTGTTATGGACCACGTCAATATGCTCACATCTGCTCAGAAATGGGTAGACAGTGCTTGCTCCAAGACTTGTAACGTCGGTGATGAGGTTACTTGGGATGAGTTCAAGAATGTCTACATGCAGGCTTGGCTGGGTGGTGCTAAGGGGTGTACTACCTTCCGGGCATCTGGCAAACGCTTTGGTATCCTGAACTCTTCAGCATCAGAGGATGTTATTGAGGCTAAGGAAGAAGCAGACGAGACTGTCGTAGAGGGAGGGGCTTGCTATATTGACCCTGAGACTGGGATGCGCAGTTGTGATGGCGTCTGATAGTGTTCTACATCATCACTCGTGACGATTGCCCTTGGTGTGATAGAGCCAAAGAAGCACTTAACAATCGGGGGGAGCCTTACGAGGCTTTCCTCTACACAGAACACCCAATGCTTATCAAACTAATAGACAAGGCAGGACTAAAGACTGTCCCTCAGATTTGGCATGATAAGAAGTATGTTGGTGGCTGCGCTGAACTCTACAAATACCTAGAGGAGTTAGACAAATGATTACTGAGAAGCCACGAGGTAAGCGGGTAACGAAGTACAAGGATGCAGAGGAAGAGTCTGTAGGTAAACTCGTACCAATCCTCCCCCGCAATGAAAATCAGCGTACCTACCTAGATGCCCTAAAGAAAAGCAATCAGGTTATCGCTCTAGGCCCAAGTGGTACAGGTAAGACTTGGATACCAGTTACCTTTGCTTGTAACCTCTACCTTGGACGTAAGATCGACAAGATCATCCTGACTAGGCCAGCAGTGTCTGTAGGTAAGTCTCTGGGTGCCCTTCCCGGTGACATGAATGAGAAGTATGCCCCTTGGCTATCGCCTCTCCTTAGCGTCATGGAGGAGCAGATGGGAAAGGGTGTAGTCGAGACAAGTGTCAAGAATGGTAACATTCGTATGGCCCCCCTAGAGTACATGCGTGGATCATCCTTCAATGATGCTTTTGTTATCTGTGATGAAGCCCAGAACCTGACTATCGAAGAACTGAAGATGTTGACTACAAGGATTGGAGAAAATTGTACCTTTGTGCTCTCTGGGGACATCCGACAGTCTGACATCAAGCAACAGTCTGGACTATCTAAAGCAATCCACCTAGCTAAGAAGTACCAGATGGACATCCCTGTCATTGAGTTTACTGTTGACGACATCGTAAGAAGTGATGTATGCAAGCAGTGGATACAAGCGTTTTATGAGGAGAATCTCTAATGGCCTTTAAAGTTGGTGATGCTGTAGTCTCGACCCTTACAAAGGATAATCTTGGTGCGGGTACTGTGTTGTCTGTCACGGAAGATAAAGCCTTTGTAGCTTTTGCTAATCGTAAGAACAGTATGTGGTGCTACAATGACATCCTTAAAAAGTATGATGATTGGGAACACGATATGAACCAAGTACAGCAAGAGATTGACTCAAGGGTGGTAGGGTATGATATTCCTATCGCTGATCTATCATACGGCCCCGCTACGTTTTCAGAGACAACTGATGCAGTGAACAACCCAGACCACTACAACAACGGGAACATTGAGTGTATCGACTACCTCAAAGACAACCTGCCGTGGGAAGCCTACACAGGCTACCTAGAGGGTAACTGCAAGAAGTACATGCACCGCTGGCGTTACAAGAAGAAACCCCTAGAGGACCTTAAGAAGGCACGTTGGTATCTTGAGCGTCTTATCTCAGAGTTGGAGGATTAAGCATGATCACTCTAGTCTTCCTAGTCTGTAACCTTGTAGGTTCGGGATGCTACTCGGCCACTTCAGAGATGGTTTATCCAACAGAACAAGCCTGCAAGCAAGAGGCAGTCGCTATCATAGAGCGTAATCGAAAGTTAGCAGAAGAGGGCAAAGTTCCTCATGAGACTGCTCTTTATCTCTGTATCAACTGGGGTCAACCTGCGTAAGTATATCTTGTCACTAGACTAAACAAATGAAAAAGCCCGTAAGTCAGGATTTTTTGTCCTAGCTTACGGGCTTTTTTTATTCTGATGGGTGTTTCTTGTAGATGTCTAGGATGTCTCGTTTGACTTCCTTTAGATCAGTCTGAATGTCCCGCATAATCTCACGGTCTTCACTACGTCTGTCGTCTCTTGAAACAAT